CAGAACATCATCAGCGCAAAGAGTATCTCTAAATAGAGTATCGTCGTCGCATAGACAGCGGGGTAACTGGCAATTGCCAGTTGACACCCCGCTTTTTTATTGGTATAATTAAACTAGGAAATTATAAAAAAAATGACTGTAAAACTTTTACTTCTGAAATCTGGGGAAGATGTAGTCGCAGATATTCAGGAAATGGTTGTTGAGGAAAAGGTAGTTGGTTACTATCTTAAGTATCCTTGTAGAGTAAAACTTGTTGCTGACATGAGTCAGGTAGAAGGTAGTGCTAAAGTTCCATCTAAAATTCAACTTCAACCGTGGATGCCACTAAGTTCTGACAAAGTGATTCCTGTGGTTTCTGACTGGGTAGTTACAATTACTGAACCAGTGAATCAATTAAAAACAATGTACCAAGACGGAGTAGACCAGTATGAAGCTAGAGAATCTGAAAGTGCTAGTTCTGATGAATCAACAGATTCTGTTAGCACAGATTGAAGAAATAACATGTGAAATTGGAGATCCTGATTGCAAAATGACGGAACCATTTATTTTGAGTGATGACTTGAATATGACATTACAACCTTGGTTGATCAATATCACGAATCAAAACACATTCATGATTCACTCGGACAAAATCTTGACGATTACGGAACCCAATAGTAAACTGAGAGACAAATACGAGAGCCTGGTGAAGGAATGAAGTTTTATACGAACATTCAATTGGTTGGAAACAATGTTCTCGTCCGTGGTTATGAAAATGGTAAGAGTGTCATGTTCAAAGATGAGTTCCAACCAACTCTCTTTGTTAACTCTAACCGAGAGTCAAAGTATAAAACATTAGAGGGAGATAATCTAGAACCTATTATTCCGGGTTCTATTCGTGACTGTAGAGAGTTCTACAAGAAGTATGATGGCGTAGATAATTTCAAGATTTATGGTAATGACCGATATGCATTTCAATACATCTCTGAAAACTATCCTGAAGATGAGATTAAGTTTGACATTACAAAGATCAATCTCATAACGATTGATATTGAGGTTAAGTCTGAAGAGGGATTTCCTGATCCAGATTCTTGCTCTGAAGAGATGTTAACTATCTCTGTTCAGGATTACACAACTAAAAAGATTACAACCTGGGGTAGACATAGATATACGCCATCCCAGAGTAACGTAACTTATTACCATTATGAAAATGAGATTGACATGCTCAACTCATTCATTGCCTGGTGGAATCGGAACCCACCAGAAATTGTAACTGGTTGGAACGTAAAACTGTATGATATTCCATACTTATGTGGAAGAATCGATCGCATAATGGGACTCAAGAAGTTGAAACTTCTTTCTCCTTGGGGCATTGTAAGTCAAGAAGCTGTCTTTATTAAAGGTAGAGAGTTCAATACTTTTGATATTGCTGGGGTCACTACTCTAGATTATCTTGAACTTTATAAGAAGTTTACTTATAAAGCACAGGAGTCGTATCGATTAGATTATATCGCAGAAGTAGAACTTGGTCAGAAGAAGTTGGACCACTCAGAGTTCAATACGTTCAAAGAGTTCTATGATGGTAACTGGAAAAAATTTGTAGACTATAACATTGTTGACGTAGAACTTGTTGACCGTATGGAAGACAAGATGAAACTGATTGAGTTGGCATTAACCATGGCATATGATGCTAAGGTAAACTATGTCGATGTTATGTTTCAAGTTCGTATGTGGGACACCATCATCTATAATTATCTCAAGAAGAGAGACATTGTTGTACCTCCTAGAGATAGAAGTGATAAGGAGAAGAGATATGAAGGTGCATATGTAAAACAACCTATTCCTGGTGTCTATGACTGGGTGGTATCGTTTGACCTTAACTCCTTGTACCCTCACCTGATGATGCAATACAATATTTCTCCAGAGACTCTGATTGAAGAGAAACATCCTTCCGCAACTATTGATAGGATCTTAAACAAGGAGATCACCTTTGAGATGTATAAGGACTATGCAGTCTGTGCTAATGGTGCAATGTTTCGTAAGGACATTAGAGGGTTTATGCCTGAACTCATGGAGAAGATGTATGCAGAGCGTAAGATTTATAAGAAGAAAATGCTCCAAGCACAACAAGAGTATGAGAAGAAACCCACTAAACAACTAGAGAAAGATATCGCAAAATACAATAACTTCCAGATGGCTCGTAAGATTGCATTGAACTCTTGTTATGGTGCAATTGGTAATCAATACTTTCGTTTCTTTAAACTTGCTAATGCAGAAGCCATCACTCTTTCAGGACAAACTTCTATTCGATGGATTGAGAACAAGGTAAACGGGTATCTAAATAACCTATTACAAACTCAAGATACGGATTATGTCATTGCATCTGACACTGACTCAATCTATATTAACTTTGGACCTATTGTTGATAAATTTCTTTCTAGTAAGTCTGATAATAAGGTTGAGGTTGTGTCCATACTTAACAAGATCTGCGAAGAGAAGTTGGAACCTTTTATTGAGGAGTCTTACCAGGAACTTGCGACGTATGTAAATGCATACGATCAGAAGATGCAGATGAAACGGGAGAATATTGCAGACCGTGGAATCTGGACAGCAAAAAAGAGATACATTCTCAATGTGTGGGACAGTGAAGGGGTTAGATATTCAGAACCTAAACTGAAGATTATGGGTATCGAGGCAGTCAAATCATCTACACCTGCACCCTGTAGAAAGATGATTAAGGATGCTCTTAAGTTGATGATGAACGGTACTGAGGATGAGGTAATTGATTTCATCGAAGACTCTCGGAAGAAGTTTAATAATATGCGACCAGAAGAGATTGCATTCCCTCGTTCAGTTTCTGATGTAAAGAAACATAAGAGTTACTCAACTATCTACGGTAAGGGTTCTCCTATTCATGTTCGTGGGGCACTTCTATATAATCATTATATTAAAGAGTATGGTCTGACAAATAAGTATTCTTATATCAACAATGGTGAGAAGATTAAGTTTATCTACCTCAAGAAACCAAACATTATTAGGGAAAATGTAATCTCGTTTATTTCAGATTTCCCTAGTGAGATTGGTCTTGACAAGTACGTTGATTATGACCTACAATTCAACAAAGCTTTCCTTGAACCACTCAAGACCATTCTTGATGCTATTGGATGGCATGTTGAGAAAACTGTAAACCTTGATTCGTTTTTTGCCTGATGGACTTCTTAAAAGATATTGTAAAAGAGATTGGTGATGAGTATACCCAACTTGCCTCAAACATCGACGACACGGAAACCTATGTGGACACGGGTTCTTACGTTCTTAATTCACTGGTCTCAGGTAGTATATTTGGTGGTGTTTCTGGGAATAAGATTACTGCCATTGCTGGTGAGTCTTCTACTGGGAAGACTTTCTTTAGTCTCGCTGTGGTTAAGAATTTTATGGACAGTAATCCTGACGGTTACTGTCTGTACTTTGATACTGAGGCAGCAGTTAACAAATCTCTTCTTTCAAGTCGTGGGATTGACTTAACACGACTGGTTGTTGTGAATGTCGTAACAATTGAACAGTTTAGACAGAAGGCACTACAGGCTGTTGATATATATTTGAAGACACCAGAAGACGAACGTAAACCTTGTATGTTCGTGTTAGACTCTTTGGGTATGTTATCGACTGAGAAGGAGATAACTGATGCATTGAACGATAAACAGGTTCGAGACATGACTAAATCTCAACTTGTTAAAGGTGCATTTAGGATGTTAACATTGAAACTTGGTCAAGCAAATATTCCAATGATTGTTACCAATCATACCTACGATGTTATTGGCTCTTACGTTCCTACTAAAGAAATGGGGGGTGGTAGTGGTCTTAAGTACGCTGCTAGTACTATCATCTATCTCAGTAAGAAGAAAGAAAAGGATGGAACGGAAGTCGTTGGAAACCTTATCAAGGCAAAGACTGCTAAGTCGCGTTTAAGCAAGGAGAATAAGGATGTTACTATTCGTCTCTATTACGATCATCGTGGTCTTGATCGTTATTATGGTCTACTTGAGCTAGGAGAACTTGGTGGACTATGGAAGAATGTTGCCGGACGTTATGAGATGGACGGTAAGAAAGTCTATGCCAAGGCAATCCTGAAAGACCCAGAGACATACTTCACCCCAGAGGTGATGGAACAATTAGATCAAATCGCACGGAAAGAGTTTAGTTATGGAGAAGGTTGAATTTCTTGTACTCAAGAATCTATTGCATAATGAAGACTTCTTAAGAAAATGTATTCCCTTCATCAAACCAGATTATTTCCAAGATGCTAATCAAAAGATTGTATTTGAGGAGATAACCGACTTTGTAAATCAGTATAATGATGTTCCAACTCAAGAGATTCTTTCTATTGAGATTGAGAAGAGAAGTGACATCAATGAGTCTAACTTCAAGGAAGTTACTCAACTCATTAGTTGTCTAGAAAACGAACCAACAGACCACGATTGGTTATTAAATACCACTGAAAAGTGGTGTAGAGAAAGAGCCATCTATTTGGCTTTGATGGAATCGATTCAGATTGCAGACGGTCAGGATAACAATAAAGCTCCTGATGCAATCCCTTCTATTCTTTCTGATGCACTTGCTGTAAGTTTTGATAATCATGTTGGTCATGATTATCTTCTAGACTACGAAGAGCGGTATGAGTCTTACCACAGAAAAGAGAATCGGATTCCATTCGACCTGGACTTCTTTAACAAGATTACAAAAGGTGGTCTTCCTAATAAGACACTCAACATCGCCCTTGCTGGGACTGGTGTCGGCAAGTCTTTGTTTATGTGTCATATGGCTTCTTCTGTTCTTCTTACTGGTAAGAACGTATTGTATATTACTATGGAGATGGCTGAAGAGAAGATTGCGGAAAGGATTGATGCCAATCTTTTGAATGTAAATATTCAAGACATAGGTGAACTTCCTAAACAGACTTTTGAGAAGAAGGTAACAAACCTCGCACAAAAGACTCAAGGAACACTTATCATCAAAGAATATCCAACCGCGAGTGCACATAGTGGACACTTTACCGCACTTCTCAATGAGCTTGCTCTTAAGAAATCATTTAGACCTGACATTATTTTTATTGATTACCTCAATATTTGTGCTTCCTCTAGGTATAGGGGAGGTAGTAATGTTAATTCATATACAGTTATTAAAAGCATTGCTGAAGAACTTAGAGGATTGGCTTGCGAAGCAAACGTCCCTATCGTATCTGCCACGCAGACCACTCGTTCTGGTTATGGTAGCTCTGATGTCGAGCTTACTGATACTTCTGAGTCCTTTGGTCTCCCTGCTACTGCTGATCTTATGTTTGCCCTTATTAGTACTGAAGAGCTCGAATCCTTGGGACAGATACTTGTAAAACAATTGAAGAACAGATACAATGATGGTAACGTCTACAAGAGATTTGTGATTGGTATTGATCGTGCCAAGATGAGACTATACGATTGTGAGCAAACAGCACAGGATGACCTTCTTGACAATAAGAAGGATGAGGAGTATACTTATGATGACAAACCCAAAAAGACATTTGAAGGGTTCAAGTTCTAATGAAACTACGACAACAAGAAACTATTACAACTAAAACTATGACCATCGACCCTACCAAATATGTTGATTTCGTTCGTCAAACAACAAGTCAACCAAGTCTTGATTGGCCCACTCTTTCAAAAAGACTCACTGAACTTGAAGTCAAAGATGATTGTAATGTCACTCAATTGATGACTGCTGCATTTGGTTTGACTGCTGAGGCTGGTGAGTTTGCTGAAGTTGTAAAGAAAATGTTTCTTCAAGGTAAGCCATATACCGAAGAGAATGTCTTTCATATGAAACGTGAGATGGGTGACATTATGTGGTACATGGCACAAGCATGTATGGCACTTGACACTGACTTCGATGAAATTCTTTCGATGAATGTAGAGAAACTTTCTGCTCGTTATCCAGAAGGAACATTTGATGTTCAGTATTCCGAAAACCGTAAAGAAGGAGATGTATGACTACAAGAAATAAGAAAAAAGTAAAAATAACAGTAGATCAACTTAAAGAAAAGTTTCCATCTTTTGATGAGGAGTTTAGTAAGAGTTGGAGAAGAATCGTTCGTAGAGCGCTTGCTGACCAAGTTATTAGGAATCCAAATAGCAGTTGTTTGAGAGGAATTAAAGATATTGTGAGAAATCACTTTTCTTTTCTCTTTGATGATGATGAGTTAAATAAGATTGTTGATATGATTTCAACAAGATTTGTCAGTCGTAAACTTTCTCCTGAATGGAATGATTGGAGAGATGATCTTCCTAATATTTTTAAGGAAAGGTCTATTGGAAAATTTGCTTGGTTTGAAGATGGTAATGGAGTTCCAGAAAGTGTGTCTATGATTGAAGAAAGCAAAACTAAAATTGACGAGGGATGTGCCATAATTATTATTCAAGACAGTAATTTTAAAGCAGAATATGCCAATGTTCCCTCAGATGTGGCATTGACTATCAACGCAGAACTTTCTAAAGCACTATCATAAGGAGGAGATCTATGATTAACCTTGAACTAAATTTACAACAAGCAGCAGTAGTTCGTCAGGCTCTGTTTGTAGAACAAAAGGGTTATACTCTTGACCCCACATGTATTCCACCACGAATTGTAGATGTTCGTAATGTTATTGCAACACTTGACAAAAAAATTGACGACGCACTAGAATACGAAACACACGGTAAGTAATATGACATACGACTTTTCTTTTGCACATTCTCCTGAAGGATTTGATAATCATATCAACGATAGTATCAGAGGTTACTCAAACCTTCTAGAGGACACTGTATCATTCTCACGATACTTTGTAGAAGACCATACTAAAGTCGTTGATGTTGGGTGTTCCACAGGTAAACTTACCAAGATGATTATTGGTAACAACCCTAATCGTCAGTATGCACATTATGTGGGTGTAGAACTTGCTGGTAGTTTCTATGATGATCTTGAAGAACGTCATATCGAGGTTCGTAAAGAATACCCTGGTGCAATGTTGGAATGGGTCCGTGGTAATGTTACTAACTACGAGTTCAAGAACTGTTCTCTAGTAACATCACTATTCACCCTGCAGTTCATGCCCAAGACTACCAGGCAGGAGACTATTAATAAGATATACAATGGTCTCAATGAGGGTGGTGCATTTATCTTTGCAGAGAAGTTGATGTGTGAGAATGCATTCTTCCAAGAACTTCTTACCTTTAATCATTATGATTACAAGAGAAAGACATTCACTGCGGAACAAATCATGGATAAGGAGAAACAACTCCGTGATATGTTGAAACCTAATACATGGTCTGAACTACGAGACATGGTA